ATCCGCACCATCCCCGATATCGTTATCCACGACTACACGATCGGGCAGGACCTCGAATCCGAGCGCCCGAAACCCGGCAAGGTCGATCTCCTGATCGACAAAGGCAAGTATTACTCGATTGCCATCAACAAGGTCGAGATGGTCCAGAGCGATATCAATTATATGGAAAAGTGGACGGATGATGCCGGCGAGCAGATGAAAATCAAAATCGACTCCGACATCCTCAGCGACGTCTACGCCTCCGCGGACACCTACAATAAGGGCGCCACCGCAGGCAAAAAGTCCGGGGGTATCGACCTCGGCGCCACCGGCGCATGGGAAACCGTCGATAAGACCAATATCCTCGATTACATCGTGGATATGGGAACCTGCCTTGACGAAAACGACGTACCGGAAACCGGCCGCTGGCTGGTGTTCCCGGCCATTTTCGTCGGGATGATCAAGAAATCCGACCTCAAGGATGCGAGCCTTGCCGGTGACGGCACTTCCATCATGAGGAACGGCAGGGTCGGGATTATCGACCGCTTCACAACCTACAGTTCCAACCAGGTCCACGCCACGACAGACGGCGTGACCACGGTTCAGGACTGCATATTCGGCCATCCCTCGGCCATAACCTTCGCCTCGCAGATCACCGAGAGCCGCGTGATTCCTAACCCGAAAGATTTTGGAGACCTCATGCAGGGCCTCCAGGTGTTCGGGTACGAGGTAATCAAGGCGCAGGCACTCGGCCACTTCTACGCCAAGAAGTAAGGGGGCGGAAGCAGTAACGAAACCCAGGGCCGGCTCCGGCCGGCCCGCAAATAGAAAGGAAATATCATGTCCACATACGATTTTACCAAAGGCGCCGGTGCCATCTCGAACATCAGCACCGGAAAGCATTTTGTCGAGAAGATCCCGATAGTCGTTTCGGAGATTATCGCCAGTAGCGCGACCCTCACGACCAACGGGAAGATTACCGCAGCCGACATCATCCAGCTTTGGGATGTGCCGGTCGACACCGTTATCACCCATGCGGTCTTTGAGGTTGTCGTTGCGGGCAGCGCGGGCGGAACCGCCGATATCGGCCTTGCGGGCGGAACAGAGTTCTTTGCCGCTACCGCCCTGGATGCCGCAGCGGGCACGCAGACAATCTTTGCGGTTAACGCGGGTTACGGTCCGGACAATGTCACGGGCAAGGTGTTCACCGCCACCGACACCATCGACATGCAGTTTATCGCGGACGAAACAGTCGGGTCGTTCATCCTGCACATTGCAGGCTTCATGATCCGCTAACCATTGAATTTGCAAACCAGTCCGGGCGTCTGAGGGCGCCCGGATTACCAAACCAATAACCCAAGGAGGTTATGAAAATGGCCGGAGAAAAATTAGACCCCAAAGGGAAGTATCTCATTCAGGAAGTCAGCGGCGCGATCTATCCTTGGAACGAAAAGCTCGCCAAGCGCAAGGACATGAAACCTTATTTTCATGAGACCGGCGGGAAGGTTCTTCCGGGGAATGAACCGCGGCTTGCCGTGAAGCGCGTCCCGATCATGCTGCAGGATAAGGAATTTCAGGTTGAAGAAGATCTTTTCAATACCCTGTCCGAAATGGGCGCGATCTTCACGACCATGCAGCAGGAAAATAAGGTCCTGAAAGAAGAGAAAGCAGCCTTCGAGGCCGTGAAGGAGCGCCTGGAAACCGACATTTTTGACCTGACCGGGCAGCTCAAGGAAGCCAACGCGAAGATCGCCGAGCTTTCGAAACCTGCAGAAGCTGAGCAGTCGGAGAAAAAAGGGAAAAGTAAATAATGGGCACCATCCTCGCCAGTGCGCTTTTCACGGATGCAGACGCTATCCTCCTGGATACCACCAAGACCAGGTGGCCTGATGCCGAAAAGCTCCGGTACCTGAACGCCGGGCAGCGCGAAGCCGTAATCATGAAGCCCAGCGCTTACACGCTCAATACGACCTATCGTCTGGTTGCCGGGACAAAGCAGAGCCTTCCGGATGGAACGGTGAGTTTCCAGGCGCCCGCAGGCGCGACCGTCCCGGAGGGGATTCAGCTTATTCGCCTGGTCCGCAACATGGGCCTGACCGGCCTAGTACCCGGTGCTGCCATTACTCCGGTCGGCATGGATTTCATGGATGCCTATAACCCGGACTGGCACGCAGACACGGCGGCGGCGGCCGTGAAGAATTTTATCTTCAACGAGGATGATCCCACCCATTTTTACGTGACCCCTCCGCAGCCCACCGGGGCCTCAGCGCAAAATTACGTGGACGCGATTTTCTCAGCGGTCCCAGCCTCCGTAGCGGCTGTCGCAAACGCGATCACGCTTTCGGATGTCTATTACGATATCCTGCTCAATTACGTCCTCTACCGCTGTTATGCGAAGGATGCGGCGATCTCGCAGCTTAATGGGGCGCGGGCGGTTGAGTACTGGAACCTTTTCGTTCTCGGGCTGGAGCGAAAGGACCTCGTAAGGAAGGAATACAGTCCGAACATGAAGCGGCCGAGCCCTTCAACAGAGGGTTAGCCAAAGGAAAGCCGACAGCGCCTTTTCGGATGCTGACACATCCGGGGCTGGGGTAAGCCCAGCGCCATCGGCAAAGCGTAAATAACATAAACGGGGGGCGGCGGGCAATGACTGAAAACGGAAACGGGAACGGTTTCGTAATCACGGAAAAGACATGGGAAAACATGCCGGATAAACAGAAATCCTGGATCATGTTTGAAACCATGCAGACAATGAATACACGGCTAAAGGTCCTGGAAAAGTGGAACAAGGCCCTTTCCTTCGGCGGTGGAATGATCGGCGGCGGACTTGCCTGGTTTGCCATAAAGTTTTTGGGGTAAGCAAATGAGAAAGCCGGATAAGCCCATATTCGAGTCCCTGAGCGACGATCAGCTTTTTGGCCTGTGCATAGAGCGGGAAGCGGGTGGCGAGCCCCTGGACGGCAAAATAGCCGTTGGAACGGCAGTCCTGGAGAGGGTCGATCACAGGAAATGGGACGGCAACACGATCAAGGAAGTTATCCTCTGGCCCTGGCAGTTTTCCTGGACCATGCCGCAGGCCGGCCGGGAGTATTACGAGGAGGCTGTCAAGATGGCGGCCAATTGGGACGAGGCATACAAAAAAAATACCTCCTTACAGGTCTGTTTCGGGATTGCCGTGGGTATGCTCAAGGGGGAGATTCCCCGGGATCCTGACCTTGCGGCTGTCCATTGCTGCCAATACCTCAACCCGAAAGTGGCCCCGCTCGTAAAGAAAAAATGGCTCAAGGCGGGCATGACGTTAATCAAAAAAATCGGGAAGCATGAGTTCTTTAAGGAGGCTTAAAATGGACAAGGAAAGCAAATACTTAACGGCGGCTTTGCTCATTGCAATCGCGATCCTGATAGCCCTTTTCGCGTATGGAAACAGCGAGGGCTGCGATAAGGCCGCGCTCAGGCAGGCCTCCCAGGAAGCCGTTGCGGAAGCGGACGCGGCAACTATGTCGGAGTGGCGGAAAATCCTGGGCCATAACACGATGTACGCCGACGAACACCACCTTTGGTTTAGCTGGTACGGCTACAAAAACCCGACCGTTGAGGACCTCTTCCGCTCGTATTCCGGCTGGTGGGGCTGCCCGGTGCCGATAGTGCTTGAGCGATTCAATGACGTTTTCTTCATAATCGACTTGAAATAAGGGGTTACGGTCATGAGAAAAGCAATCATCCTGATATTTTGTATGGTCCTGTTTACCGGCTGCGCGTTCGCTCCCTTGTCCAGCCGGATAGGTGAGCAGACCGAGGGCATGTACCAAAAGGCCTATGACCGGGGCGTGCCCGCGGCGGAAAAGATAGTCAAGGTTTGGCCTTTCGTCTCAGGGCTTATCAAGGGCACCTTTGCCGAGGACTACGAACTCACGCTCACGGTGCAGTTCCAGCGCACGGTCAAGGAACTGGACGAACTCGCCACCCGAGAAACCCTCAGCACAGAGGACAAGGGAAAGGTAATCGGGGCTGTGAACCGCCTTGAATATCTCGCCGGCAAGGAATTTCAGGACCGGTACGGCGCGACCATTCTGGGGCTGATTAAATCGATGATGATGTGAGGGCGCTATGAACCTTCTTCCCGGCGACGTTTTCGCAACGAAAAATCCTCAAGGCATTGGCAAGGCCATTTGTCTTTTTGAAAAATTCACATCTCAGGATGGAGAGGCCAAATATGGGCATACCGGAATCATCCAGGACTCAACAGGTAAAACCCTTGAAGCAGTCTGGACGATATCTGAGCAAGACCTGTTCGCTGCCTATGCAGGATGTGAGTGCCTGATCGCCCGCTATAAAAAGATGGATGATCAGGCATTGAAAAATGGTCTCTCTTCAGTGCTTCCTTTTAAGG